TTAACTCAAGAAGAAGTAGTATTAAATCATATTAACGTATTACGTAAGGTTAAAGGTAAATCAAAATGGAGTAACATCACGATGACTCTATTTGACCCGGTAACACCATCAGGCGCTCAAGCTGTAATGGAATGGGTACGTTTACACCACGAATCAGTAACTGGTCGCGATGGTTATTCTGATTTCTACAAGAAAGATTTAACAATCGATGTATTAGGTCCTGTAGGTGATATTGTATCAGAATGGATTATCAAAGGTGCACTTATTGTAAATGCAAACTTTGGTGAGTTCAACTGGGATACAGATGCAGCAGCACAAAACATTACTCTTGAAGTAGCAATGGATTATTGTATCTTAAACTTCTAAGAATTAAGTTTGAATTATATTTTAAAGAGCTCGCTTTATGCGAGCTTTTTTTATTTTAAATATTTATAATAAACATTAACATGGCTAAAGGTTTAAAAAACTCATTTGATAAAACTAATTTAGATCTACAGGATCCTTCACCATTAGGTGGACCCGTTAGTGCTCCTGTACCATCTTATGTTTCACCTAATGCAACTGGTACTCCTACTAGAACCGCAAATCCGGGTCCGTTTAAGGGCTTTTATCAACCTTATACTCCACAAAATCCGTATTTAAATAGCGTAAGCAACAAGGCAGTTAAAACAAGCATGTTATCCGCTGATACAGATAATCCTGCGGTTTTATCGATTACTAATTTGGATAATAGCAAACCTGGGGTTAATGGTGGTGTACCTTATAAAACAGCTAACGACCCAACAATATATCCTGAATCAACTAAAGCATCTACACCAATACGTGGGTACTTTTCTGAACCGGGTGTTGCTGCTCAAAAATATGGTTCAAATACACGAGTATATTCATCTACAAATACTTATATGGAATTTATTGAACCTTATACAAGGAGATAATATTTTCATATATTTATATACGACAACAAATTGTTATTAAAAATTAATTTATGAGCGAAAACAAATTTAATTTCCCCACAGAAATTGTAGAATTACCATCAAAAGGATTAGTATATCCTGAAGATCACATTTTAAGAAGCGGTAAAATCGAAATGAAGTACATGACCGCTAAAGAAGAAGACATTTTAACTAATCAAAATTACATTCAAAAAGGTGTAGTACTAGATAAACTAGTAGAAGCACTAGTAATGAATAAATTTAAAGTTAATGAATTAATACCTGGTGATAAAAATGCGTTGCTTATTGCATCCCGTATTTTAGGTTATGGTAAAGATTACACATTTGACTATAAAAATGAAGAATTCACAATTGACCTATCAACAATATCAGAAAAACCGTTTGATACTACCTTAATTACTTCAAGAGGTACATTTAAATTTACTTTACCTACATCTGGTATAGAAGTAGAATTTAAATTATTAAATGATAAAGATAATGAATTAGTTAATCAAGAACTTGAAGGACTTAAAAAAATAAATAAAGATTCATCCCCCGAAATTACAACACGTTTAAGACATCAAATTGTAGCAGTTAATGGAAATATTGATAAAAATGCAATACGTGAATTTGTTGAATATAATTTACTAGCAGCTGATTCAAGAGCATTACGTAAATATATAAAAGATATTGCTCCTGATGTAAATTTAACAACTAAAATAGTTATTAACGGTGTTGAGGAGGACATCGATATTCCAATTAATTTAAACTTTTTTTGGCCTGACCTCTAGTAATGCTCCGGAATATAGAATGATTTTATTTTCTACAATACATGAAATAGTATTTCACGGTAAAGGTGGTTATAGTTATGATGATATATACAATATGCCTATTTGGCTTCGCAAATTTACATTTAATAAAATAAAAGAATTTTATGAAAGTCAAAAACCAACTAAAAATGAAGATAGTTGGGTAAATAATAGCGAAGCTAAACAAGAAGCATCAAAAAATAAAAATATTAAAGTACCTACATATGTTACTAAGGCATCAAAAAAATGATGCCTTTTAATATTTATAATAAATCTTATAGTTAATGGCTAAAAAAAACGATGCTAAACAAGACATTAAAGATCTTAATAAAGAATTAGGTTATATTGAAGATCAAATTATTAATATAGCGGATAGTTTATCTAGAACCGTTAAAGATGCTATATCTGATCTTAAGGATGAAGCAGCTAGTGTTGGTGATATTTTTGAAAAAAAATTAAGTAAAAGCATTAAATCTTTAGCTAGTGATTCAGAAACAATATTAGCTAATACTTTAAAGTTGTATGAAGGATCCGCTAAATTATCAAATATTCAAAAAGCTCAAGAGCGTTTAAAACTTAAAGAATTAAGTCTTACTCGTAATTTAGATATTTTACAAAATAATGGTTTATTAAACGCTGAAGAAAGAAAACAAAAAGAAGCTGAAATTAATGATGCTATAAGTAGACAAAATATTTTATTAAAAGGCCAAGCAGAATTAGCTAAACAAATTCAATCTAAAATGGGAGTTACTGGAAAGGTTATTGAATCCTTTACCAAGATACCACTTTTAGGAAATCTTATAGACTCAGAAAGAGTATTAGCTAAAGTTCAAGCAGAAGCAGCTAGTAAAGATGCTACAAAAACATCAGTATTTAAAGCCGGACTTAAAGAAACCGGTAAAGTTATGAAAGAAAATTTACTTGATCCTGCAGTATTACTAGGAGGAGCATTTGTTGTTCTTGTTAAATTAGCTAAATTTTTCTTTGATGCTTTATTAGGTGCATCTATGCAAACTGCTAAATTTAGACGAGATTTTGGTTTAACTAATAAAGAAGCAGAGCAACTCAGACAACGTACATTTGATATTGCTTTTTATTCTAAACAATATGCGGATACTCAAGGTAGAATATTAATTACACAACCTCAAATTGTAAAATCTTTAGAAGAAATTAATAAGGCTTTAGGAACACAAATAGATTTTACTAAAGATTTAGGTACTTTTGGAAAACAATTATTAGTTCAGGATGCTATATTAAGAGATAATCTTCAATTAGATGAAGAAACTAGAGCAGCTATAAATAAAGAATCAATAAGAACAGGTAAACTAACTGAGCAAATTACTAAAAATGCTTTAGGTAATGTAGCCGCTGTAGGTCTTCAAAGAAAAATATTATTAGATAATAATAAAATATTAACAACCGCTAGCAAAATAACAGGTGAGTTAAGATCATCATTTAAAGGTAATGTAGAAGAGATAGCTAAAGGTATAGCTAAACTTGAATTAATGGGTTTAACTTTAGAACAATCTAAAAAAATAGCAGGAGGTTTACTTAATTTTGAACAGTCTATATCAGCCGAAATAGAAGCTGAATTACTTACAGGTAAAGATTTAAATTTAGAAAGAGCAAGACTTTTAGCAATAAATAGAAAATATGTTGAATTAGGTCAAGAAATAGTTAATCAAGGATTAACCACAAATGAACTTAATAACATGAATTCAATACAATTAGACGCTCAAGCGGCAGCTTATAATCTAACTAGTGATGAATTAACTGATATAGTACAAAAAACAGAGGAATATAATGCTTTAACTGCTAGAGCAGCTAAAGAAGGTAAAAAAGTTCTTATTGGTGAAAAAACAAGTTTAAAAGATATATATGAGCAACTCCAGAAACAAGGAGTAGGTGAAAAAGAAATAGTTAGAATACTAGGAGATAAATTATATGCTGAAAAACAAGCAGAAGATGCTCAAATGAAATTTAATAAAGCTTTAGATCAAGCAAAAGGATCTTTTGAAAGATTAGTAAGTAGTGGAGTTTTAGATAAATTAGTAGATGCATTAACTAAATTTGTAAATCTTATAAGTGGAGGCCAAGCCGCAGTTGATCAAGCTGCTGATTTAGAACAACAACGTAAACAAGCCCAACAATCTGGAAATACAGCACGTGTAAAAGAATTAGATAAATTAATAACAGAACAAAAACAAATAGCTGAATCATCTGCAAAAACTGGAGGAGCTGCAAAAGGAGCAGGAATGGGTATTGCTGCTGCTATAGGAGGTTTATTATTAGGAACAGTTCTTATTGGTACGGGTGCGGGAGCCGCAGCTGGTATTCCTTTAGAAGCAGCTTCTTTAAGTACGATAGCAGCAGCTTTAGGAACATCAGCCGCGGTTGGAGGAGCTTATGGATATGCAACTTCATCAGCTCCTAAACCAAAACCAACAAGTATAAAAACCGATGATTTTACTATTACAACAAACCTAGCTGACACAATAGTAGCAGCGGGAGGTACAAATTTAGGTAGAACGGATGAAATTGTTAATTTATTAGGTCAAATTCTTCGCAAAGAAGGACGTGTAGATATTAATTCTAGTAGATTTAATACAGGACTATCTTTAGGTAATTTTAAAACTCAATAAATAAAATATTTATAATAAAATAATACTATGGGATTACTAAATAAATTACAGCAAGGATCAAATTTAACATCATATGATGGTAATACTCCAACATCTTACAATGGAGTATCTCAATATCAGTTAGATTTACAAGTATCACAATTAGATTTAAATGGACAAACCCCACCATCATATAACGGTGTATCCCAATATCAGTTGTCCTTGCAAACATCACAATTAGACTTAGGAGGTCTTCAACCACCTGTTTATAATCAACAAAGTCAATACCAAAAAGATCTAGCAGTATCACAATTAGATTTAGATGGTAAACAACCTCTTGCTTATGATCGTCAAACTAAATATCCGGATGGTTTAAAATTATCACAATTAGATTTAGATGGTAAACAACCACAAGTTTATGACCAAGTAAGTCAATACCAAACAGATTTAAAAATATCAAGATTAGATTTAGACGGTAATACTCCGGACCAATATTTAAACAATTTACCTCAATAATATGCCTTTAGTTACCTTAAAGACAAATTTAAAGTCCCTTGCATATGGGCATGATCGAATTTATGGGGCTAGTAGTAAACAACCTTATATTGTTGATGCTATCCCTGAAAAGGAGACTAATCCTAACTTTACGGCTTATAATAATGATTATATTTTAAGAGGAGGATTATTAGCTGCTAGAGATTCAGCTACGGATGTTTTACGTTTAGGTAAAATGTTTACAGATACAACTTCTCCAAGTGGTATATTTTTTGCCACTAAACAAATATTATTATCTCGTACATCTGTTCGTACTCAAACGAGTGGATTATTAAATCAAGGAAATTATACCCCATTAAATACACTAGCAGAAGCTGGATTAGTTGCTTTTGGAGGACATATTTTAAAAAATGGTTTAGGTAATAGTTTAAATCCATTTGCTGGAACTGGAGCTTATTCTACTAATGAAAATTTATACGGAGTTAGAATTACAAACCAAAGAATTAATGAAACTGATTCTGAATTAAACAGACTTTTATTAATATATAAGGGTTTAATGCTTCAACAATCTACAACATCACCCTTACCTGACGGTTTTACATATAATCAAGGAATAAACATTTTATCATACTCTGGAGGCCCAGGATCTATATTAGGAGTAGGTAAAACTAATATTCGATATGGTAGTAACACAACATTTAGTCCCTCAGTAGGTGTAGCTGAAAAGCCAAATGTTAGAAAATTTTTAAATGATACTTTAGTAAATAGTGCTTTAGATAATGCTAATGATTCTGAAGAAAATGCTGGTAGAAATACACAAGCTTATGTTCCTAAATCTTTTGATTTTAGAGCTAAGTTAAGAAAAGACTTAATTAAATCCACAGTTATGTCTGATGCTCCATCATATATTTTAGGTGAAGGAAAAACAATTGAAAATAGAGTTAATTTAGGAAATCCAGGAAATAGAACAAATAAAAATTTAATATCTTATACTAATGGTTCAGGGACAGGTCCTGTAGATAAAATTACAGCTTTACCTATTTATAGAAGTAATAAGGTTTCAGATGAACATATAGTAAATGATTTAGTTAAATTTAGAATTGCGGCTATTGATAATAATGACCCAACTCAAAAAACATTTATACATTTTAGAGCATTTTTAGATAATATGTCTGATGCTTATAATGCTGCTTGGAGTCCATTTACATATCTAGGACGTGGAGAAAATTTTTATACATATAGTAATTTTACAAGAACTATTAATTTAGGATGGACCGTAGCGGCTCAATCTAAAGAAGAACTTATCCCAATGTATAAAAAATTAAATTACTTAGCATCTCTTGTAACTCCCGATTATACTCCTAAAGGATACATGGCTGGTAATTTAGTTCAATTAACAGTAGGAGGATATTTATACGAACAGGTTGGTTTTATAACCTCTCTTACGTATGATGTACCCGCGGAATCACCTTGGGAAATTGGTATAACTGATAAAGCTGAAGGAGGTACAGATGGTACCGTTAAAGAATTACCTCATATTATTAAAGTAACAGGATTTCAGTTTACACCAATTCACGATTTTATTCCTAAAAAACAAACTCTTAGTTCTTTTAATACAGCTAATCAACTTGAAACACTTGGAAGAGATGATAATAATGTGTATGGCCCTCAAAGATATATAGCTTTATCTAATGGACAAGGTAATACAGATAGTAATTATGATTATTGGGATACAGCAAATAATATAGAAAAACCACCTAAAAATACTCCTCCTCCACCTCTTTCACCTATTGATCCAACTGGAGTTTTAGCTAATTTAAATAATTTGCCTATTATAACAGTTCCTTAAAATATAAAATAAATGAATAGATATCAACAAATACCTCAAACAAAAATAAACGGACGATTAGTCTACAGAACATCTCGTTACCCACAAGTACCGTTAACTGCAGACGATATTTATGTTTATACTGTTCAAGGAGATAGATTTGATACACTAGCAAATCAATATTATAGAGATAGTTCGTTATGGTGGATTATTTCAATCGCTAATACAGCAACCGCGGGTACTTCTAGCCCTTCAGATTTACCACAAAATTCATTATTAATACCTGAAGGATTACAAATTAGAATCCCAGCAAACCCACAATCAATAATAAGTGCTTTTAAATTAATAAACCAATAAAGTTATGAATATAGTAGGAGAAGGATTTGCCAAAGAAATTATTGATCAAATAGACACTCGCCAAAAATTAAAAGGTAATCGTGATCGAAATCCCGGAGGAAACCCAGAATGGTTAGTTTGGCAAAATGGAAATACAGGATGGGTTAAAATGATATCATCAGTAGATATTGATCCTGAAAAAAAATATTTTACTTTTTTACCTTTAGAAAATGGAGATCCTGATAATCCTAAAATTATTCCTACTTATACTTCTGGAAGAAATTTTACTATAGAGGGGGCAGGAAATCGAGGAAATACTAATAATTTATTAGCGGCATCAAATATATTAATGGGGGGGATTTACACTATATATAACGATGGAGAAAATAATAATCTTCAAGCAGGTATATCTCGTAATGGTTCTTTTCAAAATACAAACGCTTATGGGTTTGGTGGTTTAGAATTTGGTTTACAACCAATCCCAGGTATTACTTCATTTAGTATTAGAAGTGAAAATAGAGGTTCAATAAGAACGGCAACTATTGGTATTCGTGCTTATAATAAAGTACAATTTGATATTATCAATACACTGTATATGAGTTTAGGTTATACTATGCTTATTGAGTGGGGAAATACTATGTATTATGATAATAATGAACAATTTCAATCTAATAATCAATATAGTTTACAAGATGAATTTTTATTAGGACAACCAAAATGGACCGGCCTTTTAGATTTAATGAAAGACAAAAGAGCAGCATCAAATGGAAATTATGATGCTGCTTTAGGTAGAGTAGTAAATTTTAATTGGAAATTAAATAAAGATATGAGTTATGATATTACTGTAACATTATTGACAGTAGGTGATATAATTGAATCTTTAAAAATAAATACTTTATCTAATAATTTTTCATTAAACGTTAAAAACCCAACAGCTCCCCAACCAAATACAACCCCTATAAAACCCTCAGTAGATAAATTCTCTGGATTAGGATTAACCGATCAACAAAAAGAAATATTTAATAGTATTAATGCTTCTATAAATAAAAATGTTCCTTTAGGTCAAGTAGTAGATATTGCAAACTATGCTAACTCTCATGATATTGGAGCTTTATTATATCAACACAAACAAAATTTAGATGCTAACGGAATACAATCAACTATTAATAAAACAACTAGATTTTTAAAAGATAAAGATATTGTTACTGATATATCTCAAACTTTTAATAATATTTCTGATCCAAAAAATGTTCAAAGCCAAACCGTGTATTACATGCATTTAGGATATTTTTTGTTTTTATTAGAAAAATATATTATACCTAATATTAATGGTGATGATAAATTAAAATCAATTAAAATAGATTATACTATAAATTCTAATATTATTTCTATAGATCCTCTTTTAGTAAGTGCTGATCCTACAGTTTGTTTACTTAGTCGAAATATAACTTTAAAACCAAGTAATACAACTATATCTTTTATACCTGAGGGAAATGAATTTCCATTCCAATTAACAAATGAAGATGGTAGTAAAAGTAAAGAATTTTATGGATATTTAATGAATATTTATATTAATTATAACTGGATACTTAATAATTTAACTACTTTAGTTGATAATGAAGGAAATGTTGTTTTAATTGATTTTTTACAAAGATTATGTGTTGATATTTGTCGTGCTACGGGTAATTATAATAAAATTCAACCTGTAGTAAATAATGAAAATTTAACTATACGTTTTATAGATGAAGTAGCTCTTCCTAATAGAGATTATTTTCTAAAAAAATTCAACCGCCCAACCAACTCTGCACATTTTAGAATGTACGGATATTACCCTACAGATACTACTTCAGATAGTGTATTAGAAGCAGGAATAGTTAGAGATTTAAATTTAGTAACTACTGTATCTCCTAGATTAGTTAATATGCTTACTATATCTGCTCAAGCTAATTCATATGTGGTAGGTGAAGATGCAACTGCATTATCAACGTTAACTAGAGGATTAACTGACCGAATAAAAGAAAAAGTTTATTATCCTGGACAAAAAACAGATATAGCAACTGAAAAAACTTTATATGAACAATATACTAAAGTTATTGAAAATTTTAATATTTTTTTAAAAAAAATAGGATCGGAAGCGGGTGTTCCACCTTCTTGGAATCTTAATGAAATTGGAATATATTTAAATACTAATAAAGCTTTTATTGAATATAACCAAGCAAAAGCAACATTAGAAAAACAAAAAACAGATCCTAGTGCCGGATCAGCTAAAACAGGATTTTTACCTTTTAATTTAAATTTTACAATAGATGGAATTTCAGGTATAAACATATATCAACGATTTATAGTTGATACGGAATATTTACCCCCCAATTATCCGGCAAATATAGAATTTTTAGTAATGGGGGTAACACATGAAATAAAAGAAAATCAATGGCTTACTCATATAGAATCTGTAGCTATTCCTAAAAATCCACTTAATGGTAATTTTGAAGATACAACAACAGAAAATAGACCACCTACTATGGAAAAAATTCCTGGTAAACAACCTACTCCTGTTAAATCATCTACTAATCCAGTACCAACACTTAAACAAGCTGTTAAAGATCAAGCAGAATATTATTTCGGAAAATATGGAGAGGGTTTTAAATGTGCTCGTTGGACTTATAATATAGCTTATAAGTTAAAAGAATACATGGATACTAATAGTACAAAAGCTATTCCTTTTAATTTACAATTCTCAGCTAATGCTGACTCAGACGCATGGAGAGATTATGTGAATAAACTAGGTTTTTATGATAAAGTTTTTGTAGGTGACATGAATCTTGATCAATTAAAAGCATGGGTAAATAATAGTACATTTAATTATGGAGATATTTTAAATTATTATGCCCCCGGACACACTGCTATAACTAACATGCATACCCAAATATATACAGGAAATATTTTCTCTACTGGAGGCTCAGCTGGTAAAAATAAAAATATAATACCTAACTCCGCAGGAAACTCAGGGTGGTCAACATCTACAAAAACAAACTATGGAACAAAAGTAGTTTATAATAATAATTATACTTATAAAGTGTACTATTTTAAAGTTAAATCACAATATATAAAATAATATGCCTTACTATCCATTATCACAAATAACATCTAATCTATATACTAATGGACTTGAATACGCTGTTAATTTAAAAAACCCAAGTAATTCATATTCAGGTTATTATTGGAAAACATCTGATGGAAAATACTTTACAGGTAAAACTCCACAAGATACTCCTTGTATTGAATTATTTGTTATTCCTAATTTAGAAGGAGGAGAAAATGGTGATTCGGCATTTAGTCAAGTTACTATTAATAATGTAACAGTATTTGAAGGTGATCCTTTAATAGATAATTATTTACGTCTTAAGAATATTTCACCAACAACAGTTACATCTATTCCTCCATATTATTCACCTCAACCAACACAATCAGATTATCAAACTGGGGAATTTAGACGTTATTTTTGTAAAAAAACAAACGAAATACAATATACAGAAATTAGTGAAGCAACATATGCTTTATTATCAAGTAAAGATCCACAAATATTATGGCAGTTATATTTTCCATTTTATATTCCGTGGAGTTTAACGGGAACTAAGGAACAGGTCGCACGTGTTAATAAAAATATTGTGGATTTAACCATGAAAAATTTAAAATTACCGCGTTTTAACGATTATATTAAAAACGATTACACAAAATATTACAAATAATTTGGAGATCTGAAAAACAGGTCGTATATTTATGACAATAAAAACATAAAACATGGCAAACGATTTTAAAAGAATGCAACAATTAGCTGGTTTAATTACCGAAGCACAATCACAAAAATCAAAATACATCCTTACAGATGAAGAGGGTGATGTTTATTTAAACGACAATGCTATTAAAGCATATCTTAAATCTGTAATTGATCCATCTGAACTTAAATCAGTAAATATGTTTATGCGTGATGAAGAAGGATTTGATGAATCATCAATGCATTTTGATATAGAAGATAATACAACTGAACAAGAAATTGAAGATTGGGCTAAACAAGAAATGAGCTACTATTTATATTCTAAACCTGATGAATTTCCAGGCAAAGACTTAAATGAAAACATATCTTTTGAAGCTATTGACCGTATGGAAGGTTTAGCTAACACACATCATTTATCAACTCTAAAATTCAGTTTAGAAAACCTAGTTCCAGAATGGATACAAGATGGAGGATTTGATGAAGATGATGTGATTGATTATTTAACACATTTAGTAAGAAACTCATACTAATAAAAAAAATCATATATTTATTACAAACATACAACTAATAAAACATGAAAAAACAAATCAACGAATTCAAAAGAATGCAACTCATCGCTGGTTTAATAACTGAAAGCGAATACCGTCAATCAATGAACGAAGTAAAGGAAACAATTAGTGTTAGCGATGCTAAAGAATATGCTGATTCATGGGATGATGATGATATATCAATGGATTTTAAAAAAACATTTTCTGGAAAAGATCAAATCGCAAAATCTGATTTTATAAATTTCTTTAAAAAACACATTGATGATATGTCTGAAATGTCTGACATCAGATCAGCATGGGATCAATTATTATCAGGTGAAGGTTTATACGAAGCTGAACGTAAATCATTAAACGAAGAAGAAACTATATTTGCTGATTATAGTACTAATAATAATAATAGCATTAAGACTAAATTAGCAAGAAATTTAGCTGAAGAAATACACTCTTTTGATGCTAAAGAAGGTACCATTGAAAGTCTCTTTACAGGAGAAATGAAACAATATGAAGAAGGAAATGATGATTTCTATGCAAATAAAGAAGAAGCATTAAAAGCGTTTGCCGAATTACCTGATACTTTTAGTATAATTCATAACATAGATGGTGATAAAGTAAAAATATCTATTACTAAAACTGGACCTAAAAGTTGGAAAGTAAATTAAATGCTTTATTAATGAAAATCGAAGATTTACTTCCTTAATAAAATATAATTAAAATAAAATTTTAAATTAAGCTTGGGAAACCAAGCTTTTTTTATTATCGTTATCGGAGACAATAGAGGTTATGGCATTCTACTTAATAGAAAATACGGAACAATTATCAACGTTTTACTACCAAGAGTTCAAACGAGCTTTTGTAGAAGTAATTCCGTTCAATGATTTAGTACACCCAACCTTAAATAAAGTATCACTAGTGTATATTAAACCATTAACGGATGATAATGAAAAAGGTTACATGATATGCATTGATCATAGTGAGGCATTAAACGTGCAAATAAAACACGTAAATCAAGTACTTAAAAGCTTTGACGAAATATATGTTAGAGATAAGAAAACGTTTTTATACTACTTTCAACTTAAAAGCAGCTTAGACATTACACACATCACTCCTACGTATATACATCCCACAACACAAGTTCACACACACTTTTATAATACGTATTCTTCGCGACTTGATATAAACCGTATTATACCGCTAGTTAAACATTACCAACGTTGTGAAGCCATATTTGAGCAAGTAAAAAACCATTGTGTAACTCTAATTCGTAAAACAAATGATGTCTTAGCATATTCATTTCTATTTATTGAAAAAAACGGTATCAAAATAGATGAAACATTATTTAAACAATACTTTAAACCTACAAATGAGTCATTTAGCATTAAAGACGGTAAGATTTATACACAATATAACTTACATACTACAACCGGACGCCCCTCAAATAGTTTTAACGGCGTTAATTTCGCGGCTCTAAACAAAGACAACGGCTGCCGACAAGCATTCATACCGGAACATGATCGATTTATGGAAATCGATATTTCCGCCTATCACCCAAATATAGTAGCGCAACTTGTTGATTATCGGTTCGATAAACCGATTTACGAGGCATTTGCCGAATATGCTGGTGTTGAAATAAAGCAGGCGAAGGAATTGATGTTTAAACAACTATACGGAGGAATATATACGGAATATAAACAATGGGAGTTTTTCATTAAAGTACAGGAATATATAGATAAAATCTGGGAACATTTTGAAACGCTTAATTGGGTTATGGTTCCGAATTCGGGTAAGTATTTTTATAAGGATAGATTGGGTGAAATGAATCCGCAAAAGTTGTTTAATTATTTTTTACAAAATTTGGAGACCGTAAATAACAGTCGTATCATTCAGGATATAATTAAGGTTTTAAGAGGTAAAAATACAAAGTTGGTGCTCTATACTTACGATGCGTTCCTGTTTGACTTAGATGATACGGAAAAAGATATTATTGACGAATTAAAAGAGATATTCAGTTCCAGGGAACTGCAAATAAAATATAAATATGGAACAGATTACGACTTTGAATAAGCAGCGTAATATTTATTGGGAGAATTTAAGCGAAAGTTTTAACCTATTAAATATTACAGATTTGAACAATAGATTGTTTTGTACCTTTACTACCTTAGATGGCATCGATCCATTAGTAGAGAGTATAACAAATTCATATACAATAATGTACAACAAAATGTTTGTACTTTATATTAAGAGTACTGATGAGTACGTAGTTACATATAACGTTGAGCAAGGCAATGTTAGTGATATTCCTGACAATACTATATTGGTTCACAGGAAAAAGGAAAGCAACACATTATATACAATCAATGCGTTAAACGAGTTGATTAAGAAATTAAATGGTGGTGTTGTTAATCCTAAATTTGTTATTGATTGGCAACATTATAGAAATTGTGTGTTGTTAACTAATCATAACGAGTTAAAACAATTGAATACTAAGATTTACAAGATAGTAGAGCTATAATATTTATACCGTACAAATAGAACACGATGAACGAGTTTAAAAAAATGCAAAAATTGGCTGGTATTATTACCGAGTCTCAATTAAATGAAGATATGGCTTTATCTAATCAAGAATTAAAGGCTAAATCTGAAATTACAGGTAAATCTATAATGAATATATACAACATGATGTCTGAAATAGATGATATGGATAGTATTCAAGAAATAGGATTTATAATATCTAATAAAGATTGGAGTAATAGAGATGAATTTTCTACTAAACAAAAAATATATAGAGAAATTCAAAAACACATAGATGATAAAGCTATGGTTAATGACTTAAATACTCTTTTTGGTACTACTGTTGGTGACTCGATTATATTCCGTAGTACAAATCGTTCATTAAACGAAGTTGAATTAGAAAATTACATGTTCTTTTCAAATTTAAAACAAATGAAAAGACAAATTGAAATGATGATGGAGATGGATCCGGTTATGGTTGATAATATTCTTCAAAATGGCCATGATTGGGCTGATGATCATATTTCTGAAGCAAAAAATAACATGGATCAAGTATTTGATTTCTTAAAAAATGAAATGGATAAAAGTTATTCATTAAACGAAGAAGTATATGGTGGTCAATCCGTGGATAGAGGTGAAACTGGATCTTCAATTGAATTTGAAATAAAAGAAAACACACCAGAATATTATACAATCGATTATACTATTACTCCTAATTCAAAATATTCATCTAGATCTGCTGCTAGAAATTATGTACGTACTAAAAAAAGCGGAACAGCACGAATTAAAAAAAATTATGATGCCCCAAGCGAATGGATAACAGTAGAAGGCGATAGTTTTCTCGTAGGTAAACAGTTTGAAAAAGAAATATTCGGCGATAAAGCAGATTAAAATAAAGAGCCTTCGAAAGAAGGCTCAAATAAACTTGGTTTAGCCAAGAAAGGTTATTATATTAATGTTATAAAAATAGATTAGTTATGGATTTAAATGAAATCAAATCAAGACTGAGCGCAATGCAGTCCAACTCCAAAGGAAACGGAGGCGGTGAAAAGAAACAAGTATTCTTCAAACCAAGTATCGGAAAACAAGCCGTACGCGTTGTACCAAATAAGTACAATAAGAAAAACCCATTTACCGAAGTATTAATTCACTATACTATCGGAAACAAAGCAATGATCTCTCCATTGAATTGGGGTGAAAAAGATCCAATTGTAGAATTTGCAAAAGAACTTCGT